AGGGCCATCCACGGACGCTGATCGTGCAGTCTGATCTTCGCCAATTCTATGATCGTGTCACAGCCGATCTCTTGCACAAAGCGATAGTAAACCTTCGGGATGATTCTGGTGAGGCCGCGTTTTTCGAACGTGTAACAGGCTTCTTGAAGTGGAAATGGTCAGATAGTGACCTTAAAGAGGTTAATATATACGCCAAGCAATCCGGCATTCCGGATTTCAGCAGAATTGTACTACCACAAGGGCTTGTTGCGGCTGGCTTCTTCGCCAACGTCGCCCTTGCGACATTTGACAATAACCTTAGAGACCAGATCGGCCGAGAAATCCTGCCAAACATTAAGTTGCACGACGTCGCCCGCTACGTTGATGATCTCCGGTTTGTGCTGTCCGCACCATTGGACGTGGACATCGAAGCGGTAAAGACCGATATCTTCAAATGGATCAAAGGCAGTCTGGATCACTCTGCGCCTGGCCTTAGTCCGGCGGAAGAGAAGACACAGGTCACGGCTTTCCGGGCGGACGAAAGACCCCTAGTACAGCAGAGCAAGCGCATGGCGCGGATCCAGACAGCAATTTCAGGAGGTTTTGACCCCGTTGCTGGCGGAGAAATCCTCGATTCCGTGCTTGCTCTTGTCAGGGCCCAGGAGCGGTTGGCGAAGGCCGAAGCGGTCAACGAGCACGACCCATTCCGACCTGTTCCTGATGTGCGCGATTCAACCGTTGACCGCTTCGTTGCTGGTCGGTTTCGTTCAACTTATCGCTCTCTTCGCCCTCAGCTTTGGCAAACCCACGAGGATAGTCAGGCTGAGGGTGACGGCGAAGAATATAGCCAATTTCGAGGGGTTCGCACCCGAAACGAGCTCGACGATGAAATGCGAGCCTTTGCACTGGAACTGATCTCGAAATGGGTCAGCGATCCTTCCAATGTCCGTTTGCTGCGGATCGCCCTCGACCTTTGGCCCGATGCTGACGTCCTGACGAGAGTTCTTAAGCTATTGCGACGGTTTACCCAAAAAGGGGGGCCCCGGAATGCACCGCGGCGGATCGCATGGTACTGCTTGTCCGAAATCCTTCGCGCCGGTGCCGTGGAAACCGGCTTTGTCGAGGATGATGAACAGCTTCCGTCTGCAGTCAAAGTCGACGAATATAGACGGGTGCTCCGAGAAGAAGCCCTAAGAATAGTTTTCACCACGGAAACGCGCCTTCCATGGTATCTCAAACAGCAAGCTTATCTGCTACTCGCAACAGATCCACCAGATATTCAGGCGCTGCCATCTCACGGAAGTGGCGATCTTTCACCCTATACCCGGCTGCTGCGCTTTCTGAAGGGCGATGCGCAAAAATGGCTGTCTGATGAATTCGCCACCTATGCCGTTCTTGCTCGGCGCTCATATTTGGACGCACAACGAGCAGCGGCGCTAGTAGGGCCGCAGTTGACGCCATCTCGAATAAATCGAATTGCGTCGCTCGATCCGAATTTTGCTGCTGAGCTTGTGGCTGCGACGGGTGGGGTATCCTCGCTGACCCCGCGAGCTAAGGCGGATCTCGGTCTCTCAGATCATTCCGATGCCAAGAGCAACACGCTGGCCAAGATCGTACTCTCACCTGAGACGCGAAATAAACTGCGCAACGAGCGCGCCTTGCTGAGCTTCGCTTCCAAGTTCCTGCTGGCAATTGACGGCGTTGCGGAGGCAGCACCTATTTCCCCATCCGAGGTAACTCTGGGTCTGGATGCGGAGATGAACGAGGTTGGATCGCTTCAGCTCCACCGTCGCAACTTGGCTGGCGATTCACTTTATGACCCGCCGAACTGGGTTCCTGCTGATGATCACTGGCGATTTCAGCTTGGTTTTCTTCTGCGCTTCATCCTGACCGCCCAGCCGGATTTCACAAGGCCAGCTCGGAGCCCACATTGGAAAGAGGAGAAGCAGATCTACAGGTCGCCTGGCGGCCACTGGCATGAGCGGATACATGGTTTCTTTAATGGCTATTCAGCGTTCGGTGATGATTGGCTGCCCATTTCTGACTGGGTGGAGAGGTTGCTCTTCGGCCTCTTGTGGTGGCCGGGCTGTGCCGGAAAACGGGAGGATACTCCAGTTGCGGGCACCATGAAAGAAGCTCAGGAAGCCATTGACGCGCGTCTGAAGTACATGCGGGAGATGCAAGGAACTAGCGTTGCCCTGATGCCCCTTAAAGTACCTGGTGCTTTTAAGAGGGAGGGGAAGCCCCTGCGGGCGTGCGTTGTCCAGATGGCATTTCCCTCGGTGGACGACTTTCATGAAAATGACCTAACTATGTCTGATGCCAAACTTCGGATACGCCATCGTCGCCATCTGTCTGCGGCCCTGGCAGCGGTAAAAAGTACATTGGCTCTCCGCGAAACGCACAAAGGTATGGGCAACAGACTTGACTGGCTTATTTTGCCCGAGCTTGCGGTGCATCCTGACGACGTGCGGACTCACCTTGTGCCCTTTGCACGTGCGTATAAGACCATCATCCTCGCGGGCCTCACTTATGATGAGCTCTTTCTCGGGCAGCCACTAGTGAACTCTGCACTCTGGGTGCTGCCCACCCATCACCCCACGCGTGGTGCGCAAATCCTAATTCGGCGGCAGGGCAAGAAACATCTTGCACCGATCGAGAAAGGCTTTGAGTCCAAAGGACTGGTGCAGGCGTTCCGCCCATGTCAGTGGCTGATTGGGTACGATTGGTCCAATGAACCTGATAGCGACCCACTTTGGCTGACCGCAGCAATCTGCTTTGATGCAACTGATCTTCGTTTGGCGGCCGATCTGAAAGATCACTCCGACATTTTCGCCATCCCGGCCCTGAATAAGGACGTGAAAACGTTCGACAACATGGCACTCGCCTTGCACTACCATATGCATCAAATGGTGGTGGTTGCGAACAACGGCAACTTTGGTGGAAGCAATGCCTATGCGCCCTACACCTCGGATTGGAAACGACAGGTCTTCCATATGCATGGACAACCGCAGGCATCAATTGCATTCTTCGAACTCGACAACGTGGCCGCGTTCAAAAACCGCAAGCACGCTGGAGGTGATTTCAAGCCGCCACCAGCAGGCTAACAGGATTGTCGGTTAACGAAGGTATTGAAGCTTTCCGGCGTGAGCCTCATTTCTCTGTATTATTTTAGTACAGTACCGAGCTTGTTCACGCAGCACAGCATAGTCAGCCAGCATGCCGGTCAGGACCGCCCCCTCCGGCAATCCCTCGATTTCATCTGCTGCGCGCGCCAGTTCAGCCTGACTATACTCAACCACCGGCGGGCAAACGCTCAGGGTCATATCAGAACCGTCCATCGCGCATGCGCCGAGCCAGAGCATCAGGGTCACGAGGGCGACGGCTGGCCGCAAGCAGCATTTGACGTTGGATTTCATGTGTTCTCTCCGATGTTGAAAGCCGCTCGGCCAGCCGCCCGGCGCGTTCCCCGGCGCGACGGAGGTTCAGGAGGAAGAGGGCGATGGTGAGTGCTGCCAGCAGCAGGCCCAGCGCCTTGCGCGCCGGGCCGCTGGCGATGAAGGATGCAATCCAGCCCATCACCGCTGTCCCCGTTTCCAGTCATCAATCCGGGCATGGATGGCAACGGCGATGCCGATCAGCGCCAAGGCGATGAGTACCCAGCGCAGGGTGTCGAGGTAAGGCACCAGCGGCAGGATTCCGGATTGCGTCTCGGCAAGGATCTCCTGCGCCACTTCGACACCGGCGGCACCGAACGTGGCTACCCCGGCCGCACCACCGCCCTTCAGGGTGCGGCTGTCGGCCAGCACTTCGCGGGCGGGGGGCAGCTCCGGCACGAAGGGCGTGGCGCGGGGCGGGAAAGGCTCGCCCCAGCTGCGCGCGGGCCCGAGGTCGATATGCATGAAGCCCGAGCGCGGGTAATATCCGAAGCCGAGAAACCCCACGGCCCGGGCCGCCGCCTCAAAGGCCACGGGGTCGTGGTTTGACATGGCGATGTCAAACGCCGTGCCCAGCATGTGCTTCGAGGCCGGGGCCCCACCGACGGCGCGGTTGTGGCTGGGGCTGCGATAGCCGGAGCGGACGATCAGCGGCTTGCCGAGGCGGTTGCGCAGGGACTGCAGCTTGTCCATCGCCTCGGTGTTGATCTTGATCGCCCCGGTCCCGCGGCAGGCGATTTCGGCCGGGGAAAAGCTGGGCCAGCGCCAGGCGCTCTCAGGCACGTCGCGGAAATGGGCATAGGTCGTGGTCGGCATGATGGGTCTCCAGAAATGCAAAACCCGCCTCGGGGGCGGGTGGGGTTGGTCGGCAGGGTGGTATGGTGATTGTCAGTCGGTGCGGCCGCGCTGAAATGCCTCGAACATCAGATCGCGCATGGCGCGGATATCGGTTTCGATCCGTTCCAGCCGGTCGGCATCGCCTTTGCGGTCTTCAGCGCGCTGACGATCCACGCGGTCGCGCTCGGCCAGCAGCTCCCGGTCCATCCGGACCAGCATCGCATCATTGGTGAAGGCCCGGCGCGTCACTGCGGCCAAAAGGGCGATGAACCCGCCGATCAGTGCGGTGATGGCTGCGGTGAGGCCGTTGTCACGGAAGGCTGTACTGACCTCCTGCAACAGGGTGGTTCGTTCTGTCATGATAACTTCCTTGGGTTCAATAGTCCGTCTCGACGTAGACACCGGAGCAGTCGTAGGCGACGGCTGCCGCCGTCGCGCCGTTGTTCATATAGTTGCGGGGGCTGAGCAGTTGGGTAGCAGCGGGTATGTCGGTGGTGATGGTGAACTCGACCGCCGCCCCGCTGACCTCCTCGACCACCCGCACGCCGATGTCGGCCCCGTTTGGTGCGGCAGCAATGTAGAGAGTCAGCACGTTGGTCAGGCTGTTTACCGGGAAGCTGGCGCCCAGATCGGTCAACGTCGGTGCCCCGGTACCGTCGTTCTGGACGAGCTGCCAATTGGAATGCGTGCCGCGCTGGAAGCCAATGCCGATGCAGTTGAGCGTCGCCGCCAGCGTCAGAGTGGTGGCCAGCGCTGCCGTAGAACCATAAAGTCCGAAGAACCCCATACCGGTCGCCTGCAAAGTGGTCATCGACAGCCGGTTGACGTAGCTCCAGCCACCCAGCCCATCGGCATTGCCGCGCCAGCAGACCCAGCCCGCCGAGCGTTCCTCGGCCACTGCATCCGCTGTGGCTGCACTGGTCACCCGCCAGCGCCGCATGCTGGTCGAGAGGTTGGTGGTGGTCAGTGTCGGCGTCGCCACGGTGCCGACAGCCGTGCGCGGCATGCCGTTGGTGTTGACGGTCGTGCTGGTGGACGGCGCCCAAGTGGCGATCCGGTTCACCCCGAAGTGGGGCTGCAGCGGAAAGAACCGGCCGGAGGGGCGCTGCACATCGAGCCATCCGGCCCCGGCGCGGTCACGGGCATAGACCGCAAGCTTTCCCGCAGGCGGAGGGTCCGGGGCGGCAGGCAGGGCGGGCATCACCAGCGGTTCGGGCAGTTCGACCCGGCCGGAGGTACGGTCGATCCGGATCGCGTCATAGAATGTCAAGCCGTTCGGGCTGACCTTGAAGCTGAAATCGTCATTGCCCAGAAGGCCGACCAGGGCGCGGGCCGAGAAGCCGGTCTTGAAGGTGAAGGTTGCGTCATTCCCGGCGGCGGCCTTGTTGACGGTGGCCTCGATCCCAGCGCCAGCATTGTTGATCAGCACCGCAGGGGTGTTCATTGACAGCCGGTTGTAGCTGTCGGCCGTCGCTCCGCCGAGGCCCAGCAATTGCGCAGTCAGGTTGGCTTGCGGCATACCGACCTGCGTGACGGCATTTGCGAAGGTCACCGTCGGCGTGTTGACCACCGTTGTGCCCCCGGCCCCTGCCGTGGCCGAGCCGATGTTGACGACTGTAGTCGATCCGGATGCGCCACCGGTGCCGAGGTTCAGGGTCTTGGTGACGCCGGTGGTCGTGGCTCCAGTGCCCATCCCGTAGGTAGAGGTCGTCGTCGCAGTGCCAATGGTGGCCGCGGCCGCCGAAACAGTGACGGTGCCTGACGCAGTCAGCGTACCCGAGAAGGTCTTGTTGCCGGTGAAGGTCTGGGTGCCCGCGAGGATCGCCAGTTCTGACGATGTGTTCGGCAGAGTGAAGGTGCGGGTCGTGCCGGTCGTGATCCCGGATAGCGAGAACTGCGCCTTCTTGGTCGGGTCGGCATTGTTCACCAGGCTGAAGACGGCATCCGACACATCCACCGGTTCGCCGACTGGATCCCAGGTCGATCCATTCCAGACGACAAAGACCGCTTCATCCGCGATCCATGCCAGCCAACCCGGACGCGGGACCAGCCGCATCCAGACTCCGTCGACCCAGAAAGCGACGTTCAGATCCCAGCCAGCCCACAGGCCTGTCGCGCCCGATGCCACAATATGCCGGTCGCCATCGGTCGGGCTGACGGGTGGGGCGGTGCGGGTTCGGTCGAGGACCGACAGCTGGACCATCGCATCCAGCAGCCGCAGCGCTTCGTTATGGGTGACATGCTTTTGCGCCTGCGAGGCCAGAATGTAGGGCAGCAGGAGATGGGTGGTGATGTCGGACATGATCCTGCTTTCAGAAGGTGAGCGTCACGGATCGCCCAGCGCCCCGACCGATCAGGGCCGAGAGATGGAAGATGCGGATGGCGAGGGATTGGCCGGGGTTGAGGGGTGCGCCCCAATCGGTGGTCTGCTGCGCGGCGGTGTAGAGGACGCTGGTTGTCGTGGTGGTCAGCGTCCGTTTGACGGCCCCGCCATCACGGATTTCCACCTCGTAGGCTTCACTGTCCTCGGCCAAAGGCACATCGCCCGCGCCCCAGGTATCGGCGGCCAATGACCGCGACCGGCGCGTCCAGCGGATCGTCAAATCGCCGGGGCTGCGGGCGATGCGCCACGGTTGCTCGACGTGCGCGACCGAAAACGGCCGGAGCCCCGCGCCCTCGGGCGTGAAGGTGGTGGCGACAAAGGTCTCGTCGCTGACCGGCTTTGAGGCGGGACCAATCCGCCAGTTCCACGGTAGGCCAAGGTCGGCCTCGTTGATGGGCAAAGAGGCCATGGCCGTGTCCAGCACGACCACCCGGGCACCGGTTGGCACTATGCTGACGATGGCGCCTTCTGTCCCGCGCTGGCCCCGCAGCAGGCGGGTCAGCCGATAACGCCCGGGCGCGATCAACTCGGCCACACCAGCCTGGACAATTTCCCATTGCCCAGCGCCAGTCTCAACGGCCAGTGCATTAGCCCCGCCGAGCAGAGTGATGTCCGTGACGCTCTCCAGCGTGCCGGAATAGAGGTCGACCATCAGCGCATTGCCCAGATCGAAGCGCGACACCGGCCCGGCATAGAAATCTGCCGCCAGCACACCCATGCGGGCCCGCGAGCCGAAGGTGGTCAGCAGGGCGAAGCCATCCGCTGCTGCGCTGCGGTAGACCGCCATCTCACCCGGCCATGGATTGGCATGCGCCGCAACCATGGGGCGGTGCGCAGGTTGATCCTCGCGCAGCTGCGGCAGGTCCATGATCACGATGTCGGGTGTGCCGAATACCGTCGGCGTCGACAAGGATGCAGGTCGAGGCTCGCCGGGCGGCAGATCATAGATCGCGCGGTCCTGCCGCACGGCGTCGATGCTGCGCAGGTCAGAGTCCGCGATGGATACGAGCCGCAATTCCGTCAGGCGGCCATCGTGGTCGAGCAGGATCACATCGCAGGGATCCAGCGCCAGTCGCGAGGGCGGCAGGCGGAACACGGCGCTTTCGCGGCCAACCCATGCCTCCATCAGCGCGCGACGGCAGCGGCGTTCGGCCTCTTCGGGCGGGATTGCCATCGGGAAGCTTTCCGAGGCAATGCGCGTAGTATCAACTGTGATGCGCCGCGCCTCGACCTGTGCGGCGTCGTAATCTTCGTCGGCCCGAGCGACCTGCCATTTCAATGCCTGCGGCAGTTCGGTTTCCTGCGCGCGGGTCAGTTCCATCACGTCGCTCTGCACGGAGGCGGGCGCGACCATGCCGTCAGGCGTAATGGTCAGTCCGGGAATGCGGCCGCGCATCAGGAACTTGATGCGGCCTTCGCTTTCGACAGCATCGAAGCCGAAATGCCGGGCCAGCGTGGAAATCGAGGCGCGCGGGGCTTCCAATGCTGAGATGACGTAACCTTCGACCGCACCCCAGAGGCCGGAGACGTCGATCAGGTTTTCCGGCATTCCAGCGCGTAGGCAGAGGTGCCGCACCAGCGCAGCGAGCGACACCGCGCCCAGCCGCCCGGTCAGCCAGTGGCCCAGCCGCCAGTTCGGCCCATCGGTCCAGACGTCGGTCAGTTCGGGAAAGAACGGATAGGGCCGCGCATCCCATGTCCAGGCGGCGCATTCGGGGACATGTACCATATGGTTGCCGTAGACCGAGGAGGTCGGATTGTTGGCTGCAACACCCCAGAACAGATAGGTCGCTTCCAGATAGGCGCGCTGGATCGCATCGTCGCGCCAGCCGCGCGAAAAGTAGGGCATGAAGCTTTCCGACGATTTCGGATCGAAGAACACGTTTGGCTGGTTCGTGCCGCGGTCAATCGCGGGGCAGCCCAGTTCCGTGAACCAGACGGGCTTCGACTGCGGTACCCATGCCGTTGGCGTGCCGCTCTCCACCCCGCCGGGCCGGTTGAAATGCGGGTTTTGCCACCAGGCGCGCAGATCCTTGAAGCGGAAGACCCATGGTTTGCTGACGCCGCCGTCCGTGATCGGCGTCCGGACCTGTGTCGTCCGATCAAGGGCGCTGGCATAGAACCAGTCGAAGCCTTCGCCACCGGTAATGTTGGATTGCAGATAGCCCCGGTCATAGATTGCCGGGGCAAGTGCTGCATCGGCATGGTCAAACCCGTCGCGCCAGTCCGACAGCGGCATGTAGCTATCGATGCCGATGAAGTTGATGTTCGTGTCAGACCAGAGCGGGTCGAGATGGAAGAACACATCGCCGCTGCCGTCGGCAGGGTGGTGACCGAAGTATTCCGACCAGTCGGCGGCATAGCCGATCTTCGGCCCAGCGCCGAGGATCGCGCGGACGTCTGCCCCGAGAGCCTTGAAGGCAGTGACGGCAGGATAGGTGCTGGCCCCGCTCCGGATGGTGGTGAGGCCGGGCATTTCCGAGCCGATCAGGAAGGCGTCCACGCCCCCGGCGGCTTTGCAGAGATGCGCGTAGTGCAGGATCATCCGGCGCAAGCCCCATTCGCCGACCGGCCCGGTCCAGCTGACAGTGGTGCCCGACACGCTGAAATTGGCGGGCGTCGCCGTGCCGAACAGCGCCGATACCTGTGTGGCAGCGGTGGCAGTCTTGTCCACCGATCCAGCAAAACCCGCAGCCGGGGAGCAGGTGATGCGCCCACGCCATGGGAAGGTCGGCTGGCCAGAGGTGGCGGCATTTGCGCTGTAGGGGTTGGGCTTGGTGTTCCCGGGTGGCACGTCCAGCAGCAGGAAGGGATAGAAGGTCACGCGCAGCCCGCGTGCCTTCATCTCCTGTATCGCCTGCACCACTGCGAAGTCGGCGGGCGTGCCGCCATAAACCGGACGGTCCTCTGCATCGAGGCTGACGAGGAAGGCACTGGCGCGCGAAACGCCATTCACAAGCCAAACTGACGGCGTGGTGGTCTTGGTGTCCACCTCGACGCCCGGCCGCACCTTGCAGGATCCCGCGCGCAGGTCATCGCCGAACCAAGCCACGACGAGGCTGACGCTTTCCACTGCGGGGGCAAGGGATTGCAGCCGGTCCAGCGCCACGACAATATCGGCCGTGTCGGTGATGGCATTCAGGTTCTCGGCCACTGTCGCGCCGCCGGAGCCGGTGGATTTCTTGACTGGCGCGGTTGCATAGGTGAATTCGCCCGAGGCCGGGATCATCGTCACGGCCTTGACCAGTCCTTCGGCGGTGTCGGAATCGGCCAGCGGGCGGAACACCTCGAAGCTGATCTGCGGCAGGCGGTTGCCGAAGGCGCTAAGGTTCAGCTCCTCAAAGACGACATAAGCGGTGCCACGATAGGCAGGGGTGCTGGCCGCGCCCATCTTGGCCGAGATGAACGGATCGGGGGATTGCGCCTCGTTGCCCGGATACCAGCGCCAGGTGACCCCGGCCATGTCCATCGCTTTGCCGTCTGCCCAGACTCGGCCAATGCCGGTGATCTCGCCTTCGCACAACGCGACTGCAAAGCTGGCGTAGTAGAGATACTCAGTTGTGGTGACCTTGGGGCCGCTGCCTTTGCCGCCGCCTTGACGGGTGGTGTTGACCTCCTCGCGGAAATCAGTGGCCCAGATGATATTGCCGCCGATACGCATGCGGCCGAACAGACGCGGGATCACGGCCCCCTCGGTCGAAGAGGTGATGCGCAGACTGTCCAGCCGCGCGCCCTCGATCCTTTGGGCGGGTGCGAGGGATGATACGATCCAGTTGTCGACGACCGACCCGATAGTCGAGCCAATGAAACCGCCGATGGCCGCGCCGGAAAAGCCGAGGATGGCCCCGCCAAATGCGCCGCCAATCGCGGAGCCGACGGCGCCGAGAACAAGAGTTGCCATGTGTGGGGTCTCAGTCTTTTGGGAACAGGAAAGCGAAGGCGATCTTGCGCGCCCATGTCGGGGTCAGGACTTCCTCGACAACGCCCAGCCGATCATAGGCATGGATGAACCGGTCGGGCGCGGTCAGGATCCCGACATGCTTGGCGATGGAGCGAGGGGCCATCCGGAACAGGACAAGTGCGCCAGGACCGGCGTCAGAGGGAACGATTTCTGGCATCATCTGGCGCGCGCCTTCCGCCAGCACCTCGCGGGGCCCAATCTCGCCCCAATCCCGGCTGTAGGGCGGAATGGGAAACGGCTCGTCGCCCACCACCTCGCGCCAGATACCGCGCGCCAGCCCAAGGCAATCGCAGCCGACCCCGCGCAGGCTGGCTTGATCGTGATAGGGTGTGCCGAGCCAAGACCGCGCGACGGCGATGACCAAGGCGGGATCAGCGCAATTCACAGCACGTTTCCTTCATGGCCGCCGTCCTGGCTGGCGTAGCGCAGCACCGCGTCTTGGCCGGGGATATTGGGAAAGCCCCGGAAGTTGGCCGTGTTGGCGAACCTAGCGCTGCAGGTCGCGATCCGCTTGTCGCAGCCAGCGCGGGCAATAAAGCTGTCTCCCTCGACGATGGCTCGCACCGGTGCTTCCAGCAGGGTCAAGGAGGCGATGGCATCCTTCAGCCCGTGTGCCATCACCTCGACGACCCGCCCGGCATTTGCGCCACTGGTCCAGGACATTGTGCCGGACGTGAACCAACCCGCGTCAAACCCAGACAGCCCAGAGGCCATGAACGCCCGGTCGCGCAACAGGTCGGTGACGACGCCGGTGCCATTGTAGACGGCGTTTTCCAGATCGATCCCGCAGCGCGCATCGCCCAGGCGGGCATCGCACCCCGCCTGAAACGTCCGTCCGACTGTCTGACCCAGCACATGCGCCAGTGACCGCACCTCGGCGACAAAGGCCATGCGGCCACGGCGGATTTGCCCGACAGCACCCCGGCGCAAGAGCACGCGCTGGCTGGTGTCAGCCCAATTGACCCGCCACAGCTCCACCGCCGCATTGTCCCAACGCCCATCGAGGATGTCGGTTTCGGTGATCCGATCCGAGGTCAGCACGCCGGTCGCATCCTGCGCATCGACGGCCAGATCGGAGCCAGCGCGGATTTCCGAGGAGGCAAACCCGCTTTCCGGCTCAAACGCGGTGCCATCAAAGCTGAGGGCGCGGTCATGATCTGTAAAGCCCAGCGCCACGCCGTCTGCCCGAGAAATCCGCCAGCACCAGGACAAAGTGGTGGTGCCGTCATCGAGATGGCTCTGCAGTGCAAGGGAGAGGTTTTTCATCTGCGGATTTCCAGAAGCGGGATGGCGGTGATCGATCCGAGCCGTTCAAACTCGAGGGTGACGTCGAGGCTGTCGCTGTCGAAGCGCACCGGCACATCGAATTCGAAGCCAGCGCGCACGATGACGCCGCCCGGTGGGGCGGTGGTGAAGGTGATGACGCCGGTGCTGGCATCGAGCGTCCAGCCCGACATCTGTTCCACCATTCCCAGCGCCACGCGGACAGTTCCGATCACCGGTTTGGCGATGGTCCTGACCCATGTCTGTGCGCCAGATGTGTAGCGTTTCGCCAGTTGGAAGGTTTGCAGGCTACCGGTCCCGGTGCCAATTTGCTGGTCCGTCGCGGTGATCGCCTGCGACGGCAAGGCAGATTTGTAGTCGGCCCAGTCCTTGTAGCGAAAGCCGTGCAGGCGGCCGTTGCGGGCCTCGAAGAAGGCGACCACTGCCGCCAGATCATCCGCACGCCGGATGCCATAGGCGACATCATAGCGGCGACGGCTATTGGCCCAGCTGGCGTTGCGTTCCTCGTCGCCCGAGGCCAGTTCGACCACTTGCGTGCGCCGTTCCGGCCCACCGCGCGCACCGCGGCTGATGTTGTCGGGGAATCTGACTTCATGGAACGCCATCACATGCCCCTCCGGCCCAGCGACACGGCGCGGGCGATATCGGCTGCGACCTGCGTCCGGGATTGCCGGAAGCTCTCGGCGTCGCGCGCCATGATGGTGACGTTGACTGCAGGCGCGCTGGACTGGCCTTGGCCGTAGCCCGCTGCCTCGCGGCGCGACAGAACCCGTTCTCCCCGTTGCAGGATCGCAGGCACCTCGTCGGGCTTTATCCCGGCCCAGCCACCGGAATGCATGCGCGGCGCACTGGCAAAAGCCAGCGCAGGCACCATGCGGCCCGGGCCCGGTGATCCGACCATGCCACCGGCGTGCAGGATATTGGCGAAGATGCCACCCGCACCGCCCAGCGCACCCGACAGCGCATTGGCGATGGGGCCGAGGATGAACCGACGTGCCGCCAGCTTCGCGAGATCGGCGATCATCGACGTGACCAGATCCCGGAAATCCAGCTTGCCGGTTTTCACGAAGTCGGCCACGGCGTTTTCGGCCGAGGTGAAGGCGCTGACCAGCGTGCTGCCGATGTCGCCGCCGATATCGCGCGCCTTGGCGGCATAATCGGCGAGCGCCGCAGTGACGGCCTGCCAGCCGGTCAGTGCCGTTTCCGCGCCCTCTGCTGCCGCTGCCCCGGCGTTACGCGCAGCGCTGCCCGCGCCATCGGCTGCGGTCGCGGTGTTGTTCAGTCCTGCCGCGAGTGCATCGGCTGACCCGGCAGCATCCACCAGCGCAGCTTCGGCCTCCGCTCCGGTGCCGGTCATGGCATCCTTCAACGCCTGCCAACTGGCCAGCGGTCGACCGGCAGCATCGGCCAACATGCCAGCGGCCTCGCGATAGCCATCGGCACGAGCGCGCGCATCGTCTGCCATCGTGCCAAGCCCGAGGTCAGGCGGTTCCAGATACGTCTGGGACAGCGCGGCCGAAAAGGCGTCCGCCGCTGCAGCACCAGCAGCTTTTGCGGCACCTTCAAACGGGCTTCCGATCCGGCTGAATTCTACTGGATCCAGAGTGCCGATCCGCACTCCGCCTTCGCCGGTGGCCCATTCGGGCAGCAGCGCCAGCGCGGCGTTCAGCCCGTTGATGAAATTGTTGATGCGCGTGACAACGCCGTTCAGCATCGCCTCGACACCCGAGATCAGCCCGTTCGCGGCCTGGAAGGCAAAGTCGCCGATGGCACCGGGCAGACTGCCCCAGATTGCCACGGC